TCGGTTGATGATAATTCATTATTGGCAACAAAAGCAACATACGCACAATATAAATCAATGTTGTTAGACCCAATCGATTCTAAATTTAATTTTGATAATTCAACTAATATTGCAACTAATGCAAATGGTTGTTATTTCATAAACTTAGCTAGAAATAGATTTAGAGAAAGTATGGATGCGGGTAACTGGTCATTAAAACTTTCTGGTTCTAATGGATTATTTACATTCATTGATAATAGTGGTAAGAAATTCGGAGATACTTATGGATTAGCTGGTAATGTATTTAAAGTAGTTTCTGGTTCATTAGAATTAGGAACTCAAAGTGAAGCAACCATTAAACATTCTGCAGATATAGCTACTGATTTAAAACCGGCACATTCAGCGACTGGTGAAGGATTTGGAGAATTCTATCCAGAAAGAGGTATTATAGTTCTTAATGCTAGAGCAATAGGAAACGTAGTTGGTAATGTTGGAGAAGTTGGATTCCAAAACACTGGTAGTTTACAAGGTGGTATAGCAACAACGCACGAAGCATATAATCAAAAATTATTATTCTACGCAATTAAAAAAGGTGGTGATTTTGAAGCACGTAGAACTGAAAATATTTCTACACAACATTTCTTTGTAAGAGCAACGAATAGAGAATTTAACTATTCTAATAACCCTACATATGTAGATGCTAATGGATTCTTTACCGAACCAACATTTGAAACTGACCCTCAAACGTTTGTTACAACTGTAGGTCTTTATAATGATTCAAACGAATTGATTGCTGTGGCAAAAACTTCTCAACCAATTGTTAAATCATTTGATAAAGAAGTTTTAATTAAAGTTAAACTTTCATTCTAATCAATAATTATTTTAGATAAAATGATAAGCCCCCTAATCAAAGGGGGTTTTTCATTTATAGAATATTTATATAAAAGAAAATAATAGATGTTAAAACAAATTCCAAAATCCGATATTATAGTAAGACCTCTAAAAGTTTATAAAGAATGGACTTTGGATGAAAATGATATTAACCCTATTTTTGCTAAAAGTGGAAGTATTGGAGATTATGATGCAGAAATTGAAGAAAAATCATATGGATATTCTAAAATAAGTTTATTTCGTTCAATAAAAGCACAATTTTATTTAAATCCAGAAACATCTTCAATGATAACGGAAGTTGGAAGAAGAAGGTCATACACTTCAAAAAACGAAAGAGTTTTACAGGAACAAATGGCAGTTTTTTCAATTCCACAATCTTATTATGGAGAAGGTATAAAGCCAGGTACTGTTGTGTTAACCAACGATGCAACTTCAAAAACATTTACCGATGATAGTTATTCAAATTTAATAGATTCCGGTAGTAATGTAGCTGGTAATATTTTTTATGATAGGGGATTAGTTGTTTTAACTAGAGATATAACAAGTGGTTCTGGTGCTGGAAATTTAACTCAATTTACTTTGGATTTTCGTTCTACAAAAACAATATATGAAAATGAAATATTCATACCAGTATTAGAGGGAGAATTTAATTTTTCACAAAATCCATCAGCAGTATATGAAGATGGTGCTAAAAAAGTTAGAATAACCACAAGTAGAGCTGAATCACTACGAAAAAAACCAAATGATTTAGTTACTACTGATTATTATGATGCTGGAATTAAAAATGTAAGAAATTCAAAATATGCTTATGTTTCTAAATTAGACCCTACTAAATTTGGTAGTTTTGATGATTATGAGTATAGTGGTTCAATAGACCCAACTGGTTCTTATTTAGCTCCATATATTACAACAATTGGGTTGTATGATGACTCATTATCATTACTAGCAGTTGCAAAATTGCCACAACCAATTAAATCAGAACCAAACTATCCAGTTAATTTTATAATACGTTTCGATACATAACGTTATATTTATACTAAATAAACACATATAAAAATGGCAAGCATTGTTGATATATACACAAAATCAATTCCTAAAACAGGAGTAGCTAATACTAAAGGTGGAGATAAAACTCCAATAAATGCGGATGGTGGGTTAAACCTATCAACTGATGAAACTAAACTTAGCAAAGCTAGAAAAGGTGCAGTGAATACTACAAAAAAGTATTCAGAACTTTTCAAAAAATAATCAATGAGTTGGAAATTTAATGGAAATATTGTTACGGAGGAAAGCACACCGGAAGGTGCGGTTGGATTTGTCTATAAAATGATACATATCCCAACTGGTAGATTTTATATAGGGAAGAAATCCCTAAATCAAGTTCGAAGATTGAAACCCTTAAAGGGAAAGACTAGAAAGAGAGTTGTTAGAAGTGCTTCCGATTGGGAGAAATACTATTCATCAAACGAATGGATTAAGTCCGAAGTAAAAGAAGGTAGAGCTGGTGATTTTGAAAGAGAAATTATCCAGTTTTGCTTTTCAAAGAAATCCTTATCATATTACGAAATTAAATGGCAGTTTCATTACGATGTACTGGCCAATGAACAAGCAATAAACGAAAACCTTATGGGAAAATTCTTCCGTAGGGATATTATAAACCCATAGTTATGACAATACCTGAAATCTCAAAAAAGTACGGAATCTCCGAAGCTTATTTAAACGCAAAAGATGATGCATTAAAAATAGCAGCGGCATCATTGGTAGACCTTAAAGGAATGGTAATCAATAATGTACCAAGAGAGCAAATTGCTAATAAATTACAATTCTTAGCAGATTTTCTAATGGATTGTAAGAATTCTAACCATTAATTAGGTTATATCAGATAATTTTCGTATATTTGTGATAATAATATCCAAACTATGCTATCTGTTAGGAATAAATTACAAATAATCACAATATTAGACTCTACACTTGGTGTGGGTTCATCTTTGAAAGGAAATGAACAGGCACATCATTGTCCATTTTGCAATCACCACAAAAAGAAACTTCAAATAAACTTAGATACTCAAAGGTGGCACTGCTGGGTATGTGATTCTAAGGGTAGGAGTATATATTCTCTACTTCGCAAACTCAATGTAGATATTAGGGACCTGAATAAGGTTAAAGATGTATATGGGGATGAACCTGAATATGATTCTAAAGAAGAATATGTAGTTAAGTTACAATTGCCAAAAGAATTCAAACAATTGTACTTTTGCCCAAAAAGTATTAACCCCGCTTATAATCAAGCCCTTCACTATTTAAATAAAAGAAATATTACAAAAGCTGATATCGTAAAGTATAACATCGGATATTGTGAAGATGGGTTATATGGTGGTAGGGTTATTATACCTTCTTATGATGATAATGGTGACCTTAATTATTTCGTAGCTCGTTCTTTTTATGAAGATGAGAAAATGAAATATAAGAATCCACCAATTAGTAGAGATGTAATTGTGTTTGAGAATCAAATAAATTGGAACGAACCAATTATTTTAGTAGAAGGTGTATTCGATTCATTTTCAGTAAAGAGAAATGTAATTCCATTATTAGGTAAGTTTTTACTTAGCAAGTTAAAAAATAAAATTATGGAAAAGGGTGTTACTGATGTAACAATTATGTTAGATTCTGATGCAGTAGATGATTCTACTAAACACACCGAATGGTTTATGAAAAATGGAATTAAAGTAAAAAATATTATACCAACTGATAAAGATGCTGGTGAAATGGGATTTAAAAAAGTAAACGAATTATTGAAAGGAGCTAAAGAAACCGGATGGGATGATTTAGTCCTATCCAAACTAAATAATATATGAGTAAATTAAAAAGAATTTATCATATTGCGGATATACACATTCGTAATGTAAAAAGACATAAAGAATTTAGAGAAGTGTTCTACTCTATGTTCAATGAGATTAAGAAACGAGGAACTGAAGATTCTATTATTTATTTGGCAGGTGATATTGCACACGCTAAATTAGAAATGTCACCTGAATTACTAAAAGAAATAAGTTGGTTATTAACGGAGTGTACAAATCATTGTGAAACTATTCTTATTGCGGGTAATCACGATTGTAATATGAATAATTCGGATAGATTGGATGTACTTACTCCAATAGTAGAGGCTTTAAAATTACCAAACCTACATTATTTAAGAGATACTCAAGTTTACGGAATAGGTGATGTGGATTTTGCAGTATTCAGTATATTTGATAACAAAAATAATTGGCCTAAAGCCGATACATTATTTGCAAACAAAAAGATTGCACTATTTCACGGACCAGTTGATAACTCTCAAACCGATATCGGATATGTAGTATCTTCACGTCATTTTACAACTGATATGTTTGATGGATATGATTTAGCCCTATTGGGGGATATTCATAAAAGACAAGAGATGATATCACCATCCGGTTGTAAAGTGGTATATGCCGGTTCTTTGGTACAACAAAACTTCGGTGAGACATTAGATAAGCATGGATTCTTAGTTTGGGATTTAGATACAATGACCTATGAGGAAGTTGATATTCAAAATGATTATGGATATTATACTATGGATATCATAAATGGTATAGTACCAGATGTAATTAATTTACCAAAGTTTCCAAGACTTAGAGTAAGATTTTCTGATACCGATGCCGCAGATACAAAGAGAGCAATAACTGAAATCAAAATAAAATATGGAGTTGAAGATTTTACAATCATAAAAACTGATAGTTTAGCAAAGAAAAAAACTGGCGATAGAGATAATCAATTAGAACTTGAAGATATTACGGATGTTAATTATCAAAACTCTTTAATAACGGATTATATACAAAGGATGATGCCATTTGTAACACCGGAAGATATATTAGGAATTCAATCATTAAATAAAGAAATTAATAGTAGGATAGTAATAGATGATTTAACCCGAAACGTACAATGGAAGCCGGTAAGGTTTGAATTCTCTAATATGTTTTCCTATGGTGAAGATAATATAATTAATTTTGATAAGGTTAACGGACTAATGGGATTATTTGCACCAAATGCTAGCGGAAAATCATCCCTATTTGATGCGATATCATTTTGTTTATTTGATAGATGTAGTAGGACATTCAAAGCAGGTAATATACTAAATAATCGTAAATCAGACTTCCATTGCCAATTGGACTTTAATGTAGAGGGAATCCCTTACTATATAAGGAGAGAAGCAAGGATGGTTAACAATGGAAAGAACGTTAAAGTAGATGTTCAATTTTGGAGGGTAAAAGACGGTATAACGGAATCCCTTAATGGAACTGAAAGGAGAGATACTAACTCCATCATCGAACAATACGTTGGTAGGTATGAAGACTTTGTACTTACTGCCCTATCCCTTCAGGGAAACAATACCTTATTCATTGATAAATCACAATCGGAAAGGAAAGATTTAATGGCACAATTTATGGGGTTAGATATATTCGATAAGTTGTATGAGGCTGCTAATGAAGACATTAAGGAAGTGAGCGCACTTATCAGAAATTTCAAACGTACTGATTTTACAACCGAATTAGCGACAAAAGAAACCGACCTAAAGGAATCAAAAAAAATTGTAAACGAGTTAGAGGTAACCCTTAAGGATTTGAATAAAAAAAAGGAGGGAATCCAAAATCAAATATCTGACCTAAAGGAATCACTAACTCCAATCGATAGCCGATTAGAACTATCCACGTTAGAGGCAGCGAAGGGCAGCATTGAGAGCAAATTGGTAACTAACAGAAAGGATAGAGAAGATAAAGAAGTTAAGATAAACGAATACCAAACACTTTTAAATGAAGTATCACAATCCATAAATCAACATTCAGAAATAAATGGATTATCAATAGATGATGCTAAAAAAGAGTGGGATTTGGCAAAGGGTAAAATTGCAGATGTACAACAACAAATAGATAAATTGGAATCACAATACGAATCTAATTTAGATAAGTTAAAACATTTGGAACAACATGAATATGACCCTAATTGTCAGTATTGTATGAATAACGTATTTGTTAAGGATGCAATTGCTACTAAAGAAATTGTTAAAACACAAGAATCTCAATTAGAAACTCTTAATATCGGTCACCATGCTTTAATCAAAGCAACCGAACCTTTTTCTGATGTTGAAGATGTATGGAGTAGTTTAATAGAACTTCGTAACAAATATCAAAAAGGTGAAATCATTATACAAAAAACACAAGCGGAGTGGGATGGTTTAGGAACTCAATACGAACTTTTAATAACACAACTTTCTGGAATAAAAGCCGATATTAATAGATACAATGCAATATCGGAAACCATATTACAAAATAAAGAAATAAATGAACGTATTAAAACTTTAGAAATTCAAAAAAAGGAAGTTGATAAAGATATTTTAGATACAAATAAAAAGATTTTACAAAAAACTGGTGAAATTGGTTCTATTGATTCATTTATTAATACCACTAAAGCAAAGATACGTGAAGTAAAAGATTTAGAAAATAAAAATACACTTTACACTTATTATTTAGATGCGGTAAAAAAGGATGGAGTACCGTACGAACTTATTTCCAAAGCAATGCCTGTAATTGAAAACGAAGTAAATAACATATTAGCACAAGTTGTAGATTTTTCACTTTCAATGGATACTGATGGTAAAAATATTAATGCAAAACTTGTCTATGAAGACCAAGAGTGGACATTGGAAATGGGTAGTGGTATGGAAAAATTTATTAGTGGATTAGCAATCAGAGTTGCACTTATAAACATATGTGGATTACCTCGTCCAAACTTCTTAGTAATAGATGAAGGATTTGGCACATTGGATGCAGATAACCTATCTTCATTGTTTATGATGATGCAGTATCTTAAAACTCAATTCGATTTTATTTGGGTTATTTCTCACTTAGAACAAATGAGAGATATTGTAGACGGGTTGATAGAAATAAAAAAAGAAAACGGATTTTCTAAGATTAAATTTTAGATGTAACCGGTAATATATTTTTAGGTGTGGTCTTATTTAAAGACTGCACCTTTTCTTTTATAAGGGTTTCCACTAACCCATTTATCTTATAACCCTTCTCTTTACAAAAATCTTTTAATACTTGATGAATTTCAGCATCAATTTGTATCATAGCGTATTTTTTCATATACTTCTTTAGTTTTATTTAGTATTCTTTAGTTTTTATTAATTATAAATATTAAACCTAATATTTATTAACAAATAATCATAGAATCAAATGCCGATAATAAAAAAATATGCTGAAACATTAACAGCACCATTAACAAATTATAATACGTTTTTGGTAGATGATAACCCCAATTCAACTTATTTCAAAGTAACTGAATTTGCCGATGTATTTACCGGTGGTAAAAATGGATTTTTAATTGAAGGTTCTCCGTATCTAAAAGAAACAACTGAAATAAAAATTCAAATATTAGATGTTAATGGAGACCCAATCTATTATGAGCCTGGTAATGGTATTCCTGAATACTATGAGGGATTATCAAAATTAATTGCAGTTTATGTGTATGAAGATACTCCAATTGGAGAAGCTAAGATTACAATTTTAGGAGAAGCAAAAAATTATATAGATGCAGATGGGATAACGCAAGAAATTCCAGATGAATGGAAAAGTGTTTATAACTTAAAATGGGAAAAAACATTTAAAGTAAATAGATTACTTTCGAATGAAGATAAAGTTAGATTTTACAAAAGACCGGTTGTTAATATTACCGAAATAGTAAAACCAATATTTTCAAACGTTGTTGCACAAAAAATACAAACTGGTTCGGTGATTGGTACATCTCAAACACCTGTAGCCGGTCAATCATTACTAAATTATACATCACCAACTTCATATCTACTAACTACGGTTGGTAACACATTTTGGACAGCATCAGTAGTTGACACTTATTTGGAATTTCCTAATTTATCTTATAGACCATTAGTAACTGAAATAATAAATGACAGACAAATTATTGTACAACCACCATATTACGATGAAGCACAGGGTAGTATAGCTATTGTTGAAAATTTTACAAATCAAGGATTTACCGCATCTTTTAATTATACAGAGGGAGTTGATAATTTAAAAACGGCATTGACTGGTTCTTTTGCTAAAATTAATATTACCGATTTAACTACATTTGTTGGAGATGTTGCTAGAGTAAAAATATTTAGAAAATCGCAATCGGATTTAGCAGATTATCAATTTATTCAGGAAATACAATTAGAATCAAATGAATTACTTATAGATTTAGAATCTCAGGTAAAAAATCAAGAATTCTATGGAATTTTTGATAAAGAAAATTTTAAATCACAACACCCAACTGGATATTGGGTAACATCATCGAATTCGTTAACGGCAACATTTAATCAAAATTATTTATTTAATTCAGTAAAATTAGATGGAAACTTATCATCGAATTATTATTACACATCAAAATCATTTAATCTAACTGAAAATACAGAATATACACTTGGATTAAATTACAGAGGAAATAGTACAACCATAGGACAATTAGGTCAACTTAGAGTTTTTATTAGTGGTTCTAAGGATTCGGTAATTGGTGGAGATGAACAGGATATAGTAACATTTAAAGCGAATTCATCTGCCATTTTACAAAAACAAATAGCGTCTGTAAATTTTAGAGCTGAAAATTTTACAAATTCAAAACTATATTTTGAAGTAAAAGGAACTGGATGGCATATAGCTGATGTAAGTTTAAGAGCAGCTCAAGAAACGGCATATTCTCCTGATGAAATAACATTTATACAATCAGTACCAAGAAGTTTGCCAGTTGAAACCTTTGATTATCGTTTTGAGTTTTATGATATAAATAACAACTATGTTCCCGTATTAGTAGAAGAATCTAAAACATTCGATGGTGGTAATTTACAAACAATTAGAAAACAATTAAGATTAATAGCATCAAGTGCAGGATTTCAATTTGATTCTGGTTCTAATCCAGTACCACCTACAATTATAACAATAGAAGAAGAAAAAACTTTATTAACAGGTTCGGTGAGTTATACATCCGCATCATTTGATTTTTTTGGAAACGCGTTATCTTCATCACAATATACACAATCTATCTTTCAGCAACCAATACCTCTTTATTCTGGAAGTGGTCAATATCCTGGTGTATTGCAGGGAATAGGAACTGGTAATGTTTTTATGAGAGTTCAAGATTTCACAGGTTCTAGAAGTGATATAAATGTTCAATTAATAAAATTAACTGGAGAGTGTGAAGGATTTACCGATACTATTAACATATATAAAATATTAGATGGATTTGGTGGAGTAAATCATATTATTAGACCTTTTAGAGGAACTCAAATACGAAATAGTAGTACATCATCTTTAGAAATACAGGCAGTAAGAATTGACGGTATAAATGATATTTTATTAAGTAAACAATCTTACAAAAACTTTTCCGATATTCAGCTACATATAATATCTCGTTCAAAAAATTATGAACTAAATCCAAATTTAGAACCCGATAGATTTGTAAATTTATCATATGTTACTGCTAGTAATATGATTTATGGGTTAACAACAGGTTCTATTGGTACAGGACAAATAGATTATAATGCAGTATTCAATAGAGATTCAATAGATTTTAGAAGGACAATTTTCTTAATGCCCTCTTCATCAGCGGCATCAGGTCCCGCATACGCAGTATCTTCATCTATATTAGCATCAATCATATTGGAAGATTTGCAAGATGGTTTAGATAGTGGTAAAGTATTATTTAATGTAGATACGTTTACAATAAATCCTAGAATTGAATCCACATTTCGACCTACCTTTGCATTCGCAACAGCATCATTTGCAAAAAGAGGTACTGCGCCTGGAGAAATAGAATCGGTAACATCTTCGTTTCAGGTTTATCCATCGATGTCAATTAACAAAGATTGGGTTCCTGAATATTGGTTATATTATCATACACAAAGTTTAGACCCAACTTTAACGGTTGTTGCTAGAGATGAGAATAAAAATATAATTCCATCACAAACACCAAATGGTAATGTTAGAAGTCCTTTAAACCAAACTAAAAATTTAACATTAACATTTGTTTATACCGAACCTTGGACTTCGGCATCGGTGAGTATTGATAAAACATTTACAATTGTACCGGAAGGAAAGCAAGGAGATGAAAGTATTGTATTTGAAGTAAATCCAATATCAATTACACTTGGTGCAAATTCAAGAGGAGTTATAAATGATTTTAGACCATCTATTACTGATATTAAATTAAAGCAAGGTGCTTCATATCTTGCGTTTAGTTCAAGTGCATATACTTTAAATAATTTAAGTACACATGGTACTTTTTATATAGCAACTTCTTCTATAATTGAAAGAAATGTTAAAGCTGGAAATGTACATTTTACATCATCATTTGGAGTACCATATACGGCATCGTTAATAGTAAGTGCTTCATCTAATATGAGAGAATTAAGTGGAAGTATTGAATATCCATTAATTATACATCCTTATTTTACTTCATCAATTTATACGGCGAGTGTGGTTGTTAATTATACTAAAGTATTAGAAGGAGCTCCACCAATTCAAATATTAATATCACCAACATCTCCATCATTAATAGCGGATGAAGTTGGATTTGTTACTAATACAAATTATGCAGCGGCTAATACAACGATTCAAGTAAAAGAAGGAGAAGATTTTTTAAGATTTACAACTCAATCAACTGATCCTGGTACTTGGAGAATCAATAAAGTAGAAACTAGTAGTTCATTAGGAATATGGCCTATTAGAACTGGTTCTGGTACTGATTTTACAAGTCCAACGTTATTTAATAGACATGGACCTAGTTCTTCATCATTTAGTACAGCAACTTTAAATTTTAATAGATTTGATTATCCATATGTTTCGGCTAATGCAATATATACCATTCAAGTGTATCCGTTTGCGTTAGGAGCTGGACACCTATATACATCATCTATTTTTACTCGTACACAAACATTTACAAAAAATGTAACACCACCTAAAGCACGTAGTGTAGATTTTAAAGCATCTTCTTATAGTGTAAATTACGATAGAAATGGTAGAGTATCCGCTAATTCACAAGAACCTATTATATTAACTGCAACCGCATTTAACACAACTGCATCAGCTACAAATGTTAAATTTTCATTATTTGATGTTGCATTGGATGGTTCGGAGCAATTTGTATTACAGGTTGATGGTAACGATACACCACCAACGGCAGAACTTGCACAAATTACTTATAATGATATTGGACCGGATACGATAAAAACGTATAAAGTTAAAATCACCGATGGTAACCCATATACATCCCCAACCGTAAATCCATATAGAGCTGAAGGGCAATTAACTATATCTGGTATAAAAGCAGGAGCTGATTCGTATAAACTAGCTTCAACAAATGATAATTGTTCTATAACTGCGGATTTGTGGACAACAAATCTTAGTGGTACGGGGATGAAAATAACAACATTCAATGGTAATCAACAATTAACAAATGCAAACCCATTACCACTTCCTAATAACCCAAATGATTTAGATTTTAATAATGAACCAATAGGAGTATTAGGATTTTCATCTGCATCCATAGTTTATAAAGATGCTTGGATTAATCAATCGACCGTATTCCCTACTCCTACAACAAATCCGGCAACAATTGGAAATATTACGGGTTGGACTTCTCCATCTACAAACAAAAGTGGACAAATTGTATATAGAATAGATTTTGAAGGAGATAGATTTAGTACAAATACTAGTATTAGACCTTTAGCGAGACAAACTCAATTTGTAACACAATCATTCACAGTTCAATTTGAAGCACCTGCACCATATGATGTTCAAATGACTAATGAAAATGCATCGGTGGTTTACAAAGTATCAGGACAATATGATTTAACAGGAACAAGTAATAGTATTAGAGTGTATAGAGGTAGTACTGAATTGGTGAATACAAATCCATTACCGGCTACTGATACCGATTCATATGGTACTACTGGATTATCAAAAGAAAAATGTAGAGTAACAATATCCAGTAAATCAGGTCACATTACTTTAGCGGGTGGTTTAACTGCTGGTCAATTTGTGAGTGGAACTCCTGCAACAATTGGAAGTATTACCGGTTGGGCCGATCCTGTAAATAATCCAACCGCAGAAATTGTATATCAAATAGAATGTGAAGGAAGACAAACTTTAATTAAAACACAATCATTATCAATACAATACGAAGGTAATACAGGACCTGGTATTGTAATGAGAGGTATTTGGAGTAATACCGTTGATTACATTGGCGCCGTTGAAACCACAAATAAACGTAGAGATGCGGTAATATGGCCAAATCCGGCAAATTATAATAACGAAACTCATTATTGGGCAGCTGCAAGTGGTTCTGGTCCTAATACTGGAAAGAAACATAATCCAGGAATAATTGTAGGACCACAACAACCGGATAATGGTGGCTCGGCTTTTCCTTGGGTTGATAGTGACCATTGGCAATATTTAGGTGAAGAAGAATTCTTTGTAGCAGCTAAGATTGCAATATTTGAAGAATCGTTTGTTAAAAACACAATCAATGTTGGTGTTAAAGATATAAACACTCCATTTGCAAATATTGTATTAGCAGGTGGAAGAACTGACCCGTATATTGCAATTGGACAAACCGGTACCGTAGGAACTGCGGGAACTGCGGGTTCATCCGCAGCAGCTACCGGAGTTATAGGGTATGATAGGCCTGGTATATTTTTAGGAATTTATGAAAATGGAACTTCCGGTACAACCGGTAGATTCTCAATCAAAACCACATCTACTTCTGGAAAGGGAATGTTTTGGGATGGGGATACTTTAACAATTGTAGGAGCAATTAGACAACTTGAACCAGGAGTTAGTGAAGGTTCATTAAGAGGAGCATGGACAGTTGGATTTACTTATTTTACAAATGATATAGTTTCATACGCAGGACAGAGTTGGAGATGTACATCTGCGCAAGCACAAAATTACCAACATATTGCAACAAATGATACAGCTGCATTAACGGGATATCCTGGAGCTGGTCCTTGGGCAATTGCTGCAGCAGCTGGTACATCTGGAACTGCAGGAAGTGGTGGAACTAATGGAACTGCAGGAACTGCAGGTGGACCTGGTCCTGGTGTAGTTTATAGAGGACAGTGGACTGAGGGTGTACAATATCTTAGAGACCCAGCAGCACCGGCATTATCTACAAGACGTGATGTTGTAAAAGGAGGTGATGGTGGATATTATTTATGTAAGGTAACACATACAGCTGCAGCAGGCCAAACACCAACCGGTGGCGGTAGTATAACAGGAACTCCTGCAACATATTGGGAATCATTTGGTGCAACATTTAGTTCGGTTGCAACTGATATTTTATTGGCGCAAGATGCAACTATCACACGTGGATTAGTTCTTGGGACTGATGGATTGACAGATGGATTTATCCGAAGTACTGGACCATCATCATTAACAACAGGTTCAGCTGCTGGCTTCTTTTTACAACAAGATGGGCAATTCAGATTCGGAAGTAATCCTGATGATGTTCATTATTTAGTAGGTAATAAACCACCATTTATGAGTTGGGATAACGCAACTTTAACAATTAGAGGAAAAATTGAAACTGATGCGAATACTGTTTCTCAAATCGGTGATTGGGAAGTTTCAACAGACGGAAATTTCCAACATAATAGTGGGCAAATTGTTTTAGATGCAAATCTTAAACAAATTAAAATTTCTGATGCTACTAATGTACCAAGAGTATTTATTAAGCAAGGTGAAGTTACACTACCGGCAGCTGCTACAACAGAAAACATTAGTTTTCAAAATTCATATGATTTTGGAACAGGATTTTCCCCATCCACATACAATAGTTTAGGTACTATTGATATACTACAAGAGACACTTGATAATACTGGAGTTTATATTGATGTACCTGGAACATACGTTTTAGCATCTCCAAACTTTGGAATTAGCCAAATACAATACGAGACAGATAGTAATTTTATTGGTGGATACGCACAAGTGAATGTAGTGGTACAATGTTGGACAAATAACACTCGTAGTGGTACACTCATTGGCTCTTATGCCTTAGCGTATGGTACTGGTGTATATAATGCAAACGAATCTGGATTCACTTATTATTCTGGTAATACATTTTCGATGACATTTCCAACCGCGAGTACTTACTTTTTTCATACAGTGACAGCCATATATGGATTCATCCCCTACACATCAACCTTAACCGTTTATGGGCAACTAACCCCATCTACAATAACAACATCATTACAATTTGCTCAAACTGAAGTTGGTAGAGATGGGATGATTGTCCTAACAAATTCTACCAATTACGCTTCAATTAAAAGAACTACAACTGCACCAATCATACAAATAGCAACAAGTGGAGCGTATCCTGGTATACAAATTACAAACACTAACTTATTGGGAACATCAAAAGCAATTGAGGTATTGGCAGGTGATGTTACATTAAGTGGTTTGGGTAATAATGTTACTGTAAATGGTGGTTATATTGGAACTGAGCTGACAACGGATGGTGTTAGAATGGGAAGTGAGGGTGGTAAATCAAGATTAAGTGGACAAGATTGGCCATCTCAAAACGATAACGTTGCAACCGCTCGTTTAAGACCAGGAGCAACTGTATTGGGCATTGCTGGTAGAGAGTTAATATTTGATTCATCTACTATTAGAGTTAAGAATAATATTGAAGATTATCCTGATAGTGCATATGAAAGTATTAAAAAAATAAGACCTGTATTATATACACCATTAAATATCATTGATTCGAGTACATATGAAACAGGCGAAGAAAGTGATTATTCATCATATCCAATGCCAAATCCAAAAGAATATATTGGTAAACATGGTGGATTTATAGCAGAATGGTTGGATGAGGACCCTGAAATGAGAAGATATGTTTGTTATGGCGTTAGTGGAAGTGCTATAACAACCGAATCCTTAACGTATGATAAATTGGTAGTCCCATTAACTAAAGCAGTTCAAATTTTAATGAAAAAAGTTGAAGCATTGGAGGCACATATAAGTTCATCAAAATAGATGTTTTTGAATATATTTGTATATTTATATATAAAATAAGTTATGGCACAAAGAACAAGTTTAATTGTTATTGATGATTTCTATGCAAACCCTATTGAAGTTAGAAATTTTGCTTTAAATCAAAAATTTAATATAACCGGAAACTTTCCTGGCTTTAGAACTAAGTCTTTATTAAACGATACTATTAAGGAAGCAATACAATGTATTATAGGTCCATTTGCAGGTGAAATTGTAGATTGGTTTGATGATGGTGCGGAGTCAAGTTGTGGAGCATTCCAATATACAACCGAAGAACATCACTCATGGATTCATACGGATGGAGCTGTTCGTTGGGCGGGTGTATTATATTTGACACCAAATGCACCACCTTCATCCGGAACTGGATTTTATAAACATAAAAAAACAGGACTAGAAAAATTTATACATTTAACAGAAAAACCAACTGAAAAGGATTTAACACATCCATATCTTATCGATTACAAAGATGTAACAAAATGGGAACTTACTGATATTGTTTCTAATAAATTTAATAGATTAATATTATATGATGCTACAACATTCCACAAATCTCTAGATTATTTTGGAAAGGAATTACATGATGGTAGGCTTTTTCAAGTATTCTTCTTTAACACACAAAATTAAAATAAAATTATGACAACTGAAAAATTAGAAGAAAGTGTTTTATCAAAGATAAAAGAACTTAACAATCGCAAAAATGAATTAATTGTAAATGCAGGACAATTGCATTTGGATGTAGCTGAATTGAATAAAATCATATTGGTTATAGAAGATGAATATGTTCAAACGAATAAAGAATTGAATATAATCTTAGCCGATTTAAATCAAAAATATCCAAACGGAGAAATTAATTTAGTGGAAGGTAATGTAACCTTCTAAAATAAATTTGGTTATTTTAAAAAAAATTCGTATATTTGTTACAATATGACAAAGAAAAAGTTACTTTATGTCTGTCCACATCTTTCTACCGGCGGACAACCTCAATACACATACAAACAGGTAAAGCATTTTATCAATGAGTTTGAAATCGAAATTGTTGAAATAAACAATAGTGGTGGTGATGCTTTTGTGGTTCAAAAAAATAGAATCAAATCGTTAGTACCTGTACACACACTTGGAGATAATAAATCACAAATAGTTGATATTATAAATGTATTCCAACCTGATATAATCCATTTTCAAGAGATACCACAATTTGATTTAGCAACAAATATATTAGATAGAATATTTTCAGATAAAAGAAAGTATTTTATAGTAGCATCAACGCATGGTTCATTAACAAATCCATCTGAAATATCTTATCATCCCGATAGATATGTTTTAGTATCCGAATGGAGTAGACAGAAATTTATTGACACTGGAGTAGAAACTGATGTATGGGAGTATCCTATTGAAGAATATACATTTGATAAACCAGCTGCTCAAAAACTATTAGGATTAGACCCAACTTGGAAGCATGTACTTAATGTTGGATTATTTGCACCTGGTAAAAATCAGGGTGAAATATTTGCAATAGCAAGACAATTGGAAAAGTATAAAATTAAATTTCACTTTGTAGGAAATCAAGCTGGTAATTTTGAACACTATTGGGGTCCATTGATGAAATTTGTTCCTGATAATTGTACTATATGGGGAGAAAGAAATGATGTGGATACATTCTATTCAGCGTGTGATATGTTTTATTTTAGTTCTAAATTAGAATTAAATCCATTGTCTGTAAAAGAAGCATTGAGTTACAAATTACCTTCTATATTTAGAAAGTTACATACCTATTTGGATACATACGATAATAATCCATTGGTAACTTATATAGATGATGATTTAAAATTAACTAAACGAATTATTTTAGAAAAATTACAACCTGAATTTAATGAAGTACCTGGATATTTTTCGTACAATGATTTATATGATTATGTTGTTGATAATGTTAAACCCAATTCCACATTAGTTGAGGTTGGAACTTGGCTTGGTAAATCTGCAAACTATTTGTTAGATAAACTTAAAGAATCAAAAAAAGAAGTTAATTTTGTAACAATAGATACTTTCAAAGGAACTGATGATGAGGAGTTGCATCAAAACATAGTAGGGGCATTTAATGGAGATATATTTTATGAGTTTATAGATAATACGGTTCTTTCAAATAATTATGGTTCGTTTGATATTATAAAAGATACTTCACATAATGCAGCTAATCAATTTACAAATAATAGTATTGATTACATAATGTTAGATGCCGGACATTCATATGAAGATGTTACTAATGATATAAAAATATGGTATAATAAAATAAAACCAGGTGGTATAATTAGTGGAGATGATTATGGTGGAAGTTATTTTCCAGGCGTAACAAAAGCAGCAGATGAATATTTTTACAAACAATTCAGTAGAGGATTTAGAACTTGGTATCGTAAGAAACCTCGTATCCAAATAAAACATATGTTGACTAGACCGAATGATATGAGAGAAAGAGTATCTATTCAATCTATTAAACAATTAGAAAAATATGGAATGTATTATGAACCAATTGTAAATCAACCATACGAAGGATTTGCACCTGCTGAAAATTGTAGAAGGCCGGAACATATAAGTAAAGATAATAAACCAGGAGAATTATATCCTGGCGCAGGTTTAGGATGGATGACAGGTAGACACTACGGGTGTTATTTGGCACATAGAATGGCATTGGAAACTATGGATACCGAAAATTTTGATTACACTTTAGTATTTGAAGCAGATGCGTTTATCTATACCGGATTAGAAGAATTTGTTGAGATAGTACATAGAGCATGTTTCTTATCGGAGAGAGATGATGTACCATTCATTTCATTCGCAGATAATCCATCGAGAAGTAAAGAAAAAATAGATGAGTTGTTTTCAAAAACAGCACCGAATCAAGACCTTGCACATTGTTATTTAATTCCAAATAGAGAGAAACAATGGTGGGCGGATAGATTAAAAGATTGTGGTTGGGATGTTGGAGACCTTTGGTATAATCACGTATTTGCTAATTATCCAAGACCACGTTATACAACTAACAAATTGTATAGTAAACAAGCGGAAGGATTTTCTTTATTAGATTTAACAGTTAAAACTTGGAGTTAATGATATACGATAATTTAAAGAAAAATAAAAACAATATAGTTGAAGTAAAAAATAAAGTAATAATTTATTTTGTCAATGGTCCATATGTGGAAGTTCAGGGAAACATAAGTTCTGATTATACAGTTGAATTTATAGATAATAAAAGTGGTAAAATTTATTATTCAACTACAATTAAAAACAATATGTGGACAAGATGTAGTATAGAATATTTTGTAGAATGGAAGATAAAGATTTATGAAAATGGAAAATTGTGGTATGAATATCTTTACGATGCAAAAGATAAGCGTGTATATATAGCAATAGATTCAAAGGCATTGGGAGATTCATTGGCTTGGTTTGCGTATGTAGATGAATTTAGAAAAAAACATCAATGTAAAGTAATAACTTCAACATTTATGAATCATATGTTTATTGACCAATATCCTGAAATATCATTTGTAGAGCCAGGAATAAATGTAGAAGGATTATATGCAATGTATAAAATTGGATTGTTTTATAATGATGATAGTGGAATTAATCTTTATAAAAATCCAATAGACCCAAAAGCACAAACAATGCAAAAAATGTGTTCTGATATATTGGGATTAGATTTTGTAGAAGTAAAACCAAAAATAAAACAAAGAAAACCATATATAGACCCAAATCTTAAGCAGGTTTGTATTGGGGTATTTGGTACAGCACAATCCAAATTTTGGAATAACCCAACGGGATGGCAGACTGTTGTTGATTGGTTGAATAGCAAAGGATATACGGTAAAATTACTTTCAAAGGAAGGGGATGATTATATGGGAAACAAATTACCAAAAGGAGTAGTTCAACATCCACACGGTCCTTTAGAATTAGTTATGGATGAAATGTTAAAATCAAAAGCATTTATTGGTATAGGTAGTGGGTTAAGTTGGTTAAGTTGGTCATTAAATGTACCAACTGTTTTGATAAGTGGATTCTCATACGATTGGGCAGAAATGAAAGATTGTGTAAGAATTGCTGCACCAAAAGGAAAATGTGAAGGTTGTTTTAATAGAATAAGATTAGACCCATCTGATTGGAATTGGTGTCCAGACCACAAAGGTACTGAAAGACAATTCGAATGTACAAAATCAATAACATCCGAATCGGTGATAAAAGAATTAGAGAAATTTTTGTAATGAAAAAGATTTGGGTAAATGGAACGTTTGATGTATTACACATTGGACATATTAGACTTATATTACATGCAGCATCTTTGGGTGTATTAAGAGTGGGTATCGATACCGATGAAAGAGTTCGTTCAAAGAAAGGAATAGAAAGACCTTTTAATAAATTAGATGACCGTGTGGAATTCTTATCTGCAATCACCGGTGTTGATAGTGTTGTATCGTTTGATACGGATGATGAACTTCGTAATTGTATAAAAGATTGGGGTACGGATATAATGGTAATTGGTGCTGAATACAAATATAAAGAAATAATAGGATTGGAGAATGTACCTAATATTGAATTTTTTGAAAAAATAGAAGGATTTAGTACAACTAATATATTAAAAAACAAAAAGTAATATACTTATATATATAAAAACAAAAACAAAAACTTATGGCAGAATTAGATAAAATTCCACAAAAACATTCAATTGAGATTGAATTGGTAAAATTGGATGAAACTGTATTAAACAGTATCACCGAGTTAAACCAAAAAGCTGCAGATATTATTCAAGAATTTGGAAAAATCTACGTTAGAAAAAAAGAAATTGAATTAGATATAATCTCTATGGATGATTTTTTAGTAAAAGGACAAGAAGAATTGGCAGCTACTAACAAAGAATTAAGAGATATACTTGATGCTTTAGATGAGCAATATCCTCAAGGTAGAATTAATTTACAAGATGGTACAATTCAATATCAACCTGGAGCACCTACTAGAAAACAACAAGCTGAACAACAGGCACAACAAGCTCAACAATCTACTGGTTCTGGTATGAAAGTTGTAAAACAATAATATCCAATATTTATATAGTAAGAAAACTATATGAAAGGATTAGCAAAATTTTTAGTAGAAACAATATTGGATGAAGCGGCTGAAATGGACAAAGTAGTTGTTGTCTATTCTGGCCGCTTTCAACCATTTCATAAGGGACATTACGCAACTTATGAAAATTTAATACGCAAATTTGGAAAGGATAGTGTATATATCGGAACTTCTAATGTTACCGATTCAAAAAAATCTCCATTTAATTTTAAGGAAAAGAAAGCAATAATGATGCAGATGTTTGGAATTCCATCATCTAAAATTATTAATATCAAAAATCCATATAGACCGGAAGAAATACTAAATAAGTATGATTCTGATACAACTGGCTTAATTGTTGTAGTTGGTGAAAAAGACCAAAACCGATTAAGTGGTAAATATTTCACTCCATATAAAGGTAAAGTAGAGCAAGGATATCTAGATAAAGGATATGTGTACGCCTCACCAGCTCAACCTAATCCTATTAGTGGTACTGATGTTCGTTATTGGTTAAGTGCTGGTAGTGAAGAAGAAAGAAAGAAAAACTTTACAAAAGCGTACCCAAAGTTTGATTCTCAAATATTCAAATTAATTACTCTTAAATTAAAAGGATTAAAAGAATGCATTAACGAAGAAATTAAACTAAACGTAAAAGTTGGTGATACTTTGTTGATGGGTAAATTTAAAAACAAAAAAGTAATTGTTAAATCAATAGGTGAAGATGAGTGGGGAATGCCAACAATTAATGGTAAAAAAGCCGTAACATTTAGAATTCCTAAAAAAGAAGAATTAAAAGAAGCTGCATCTAATGCAGGGTTTAGTGGAACTGCTGAACCCGATACATCATTTGTAGCAGATAGACAGAAACGAATATTAAATAAAGAAAAGCCTGAAAATTGGTATAAGCAAGGTGGGTACACTCAATTAGATAAACCTAAAGCGGATAATATGAGAGGAGTTGGTAAAACAAAAGATACTGAAACTCAATTTAGAAAATCGTATTACAAAATAAATAATGTAGAAAAAAGCACATTAAACCCAGCTGATGACCCACATAAAGTTGAAGATTGGAAAGAAATAAAACCTAAAAAAGCAGTGAAAAAACCTAAAAGATTTTGGGAACTTCCTGAAAATCAAAAAGATACAATAATTTCAAAAGAAGATATAAATGAAATTGTAGATGAAATGGAATCTTTAATATTGGGAGAAATGGCAAAGCAGGATTTAGATGCAGTTGAAAAATATGCAGATAATCAACTAAGCCCAGAAGATATTGAATTGGGTAAAGAAACAGACCATTTTTTCCAAAGATTAAATGACCCTAGAAATGGAAAACCAATTTCAGCACCAGAACTAACTGGATTTTTCAAAAGATTGGCAAGAAATAAAAAGAAATTTATAGAGTTTATAAAACAATATAAAGAATTTGTTGTTAATGATACAAAAACAAACATAAACATAGCGTTTATGAAAGTTGCAAATAAGTTGATTGCAAAAACGGTAATGAGAAAAGTCGATTTTAAATCAACAAGTCCAATATTCAAAACCGAAACAATAGATGAAATGGGATTGGGTGGAGGAGCCGGTGTAGGTTTAAGTTTACCAGGTGGATATATCAATGGTGCACCAAAAGCTGATGATGTTAAGAAAGTTAGTAAAAAACTTAACAATAAAGGAATGAGTGGATATGAGGAGATTGATGAGATAGCAGTTCAAATTGATAATATTCCTGGTGGGTTAGCAAAAGGTATGACATTAAATGATATAGCTAAGCATCATAATATAAGTCCACAAACATTAAAGAATGAATTTATAAAGGGATATGCGATAGAAAGAGAACACACTACTGATGTTGATATAGCAAAAGAAATTGCATTAGACCATCTCTACGAAGACCCGAATTATTATAATAAACTTTCTAAAATAGAAATACCATATAACGAAGCATTTACAAAAGGACAATTGTTTGCTGGTAAAATGAAGGTGGGTGGAAGGCCTGTAAATGTAGAAGTTGAATTGGTAGGTTCTGATAATAAAACAAATCAATTCATAACTAAAATTATATATGTTGATAAAGGATATGAAAGACAGTTACCAATAGGTTCTAAGTTACCGATACCTGCTAGAATATTTAGAACACCTGGTGGAGGTTGGAGAAAAATTAAAACACCATCTGCATTTGAAAATGTAAACGAAGCAACTTCATCGGAAATCATAAAAGATTTGGATAAAGTAAAAACTGATTTACTAAAAAAGGTAGATGTATTAATTGCAAAAAAGAAAAAACTTTATTCTAATGTTGATATTGAATCTCCAATGAGTGCAGATGAAAAGAAGTTGGATAAAGATATTGCAGATATATTTTCACAAATAAATCAATTAGTTCTTCAGAAAAGAAGTTTAAAAAAAGAATCAATAAACGAATCACTATTATTGGAAGGTGGGGCTTATGGCCATATGAACCATCCATTTGATATTGAAATGAACCTTACATTTGGTGATTTAAAACAAATTGTAACAAAGGCTCTTAATGGTGATTTAGATTTAGCAAGAGAAAAGACTGATGGACAAGCATTGGCAATTAGTTGGGTAAATGGAAGATTGGTTGCTGCAAGAAATAAATCACATACAAAAAATAAAGGTGAAGGTGCAATGACTATTGGACAAGTTGCGCAACAATTTGCTGGTAGGGGTGCATTAACTGATGCATATACATTTGCTATGAATGACCTTTCCAAAGCAATATCAGCATTATCAGAACCACAACGTAAAAAGATATTTAAAGATGGTGCGTGTTTTATGAATTTAGAAGTAATATACCCACAAAATGCAAATGTAATTCCATACGGACAACCATTATTAGTATTTCACGGAACTTTTGAATATAACAAAGAGGGAGAAATTATTGGAGAAAATCAATCCGCAGCATCTATATTAGCTGGAATGATTAAACAAGTTAATAAGCATGTACAAGATACATACACAATACAAGGACCTCCAATGCAGTCATTACCAAAATCAGAAAGTCTTTCCAAATTACAAGGAAAATATATATCGATGATTAATAGGCTTCAAAAAGAATTTAATTTATCGGATAGTGATGGTGTGGCTGATTATCATCAAGCTTGGTGGACGGATTTTGTTGAAAAAGGTGCAAAAAAATTAGATATTGGTTCAAAGATAGGATTAGTTAAAAGATGGGCGTTTGGTGATAAATCAATGCGTATAAATCAAATACAAGATGATAAAATAAAAGCTTGGGCAGATAAAACTGATAAACAAGACCAACAAAAGATTATGAAAAATAATATTATGAAATTTGAAGAAATCTTTTTAGGAGTTGGTGCAGATGTATTAGAATTTATGGAGTCAGTATTAACCGCAAACCCATCAGATGCAACAAAACAATTAAGAAACGAATTAGGAAATGCTATCAAACAAATAAAAGCATCTGGAAACCCACAAAAAATAGATAAACTTAAAATTGAATTACAAAGGTTAAATACATTGGGTGGTTTTGATAAAATTGTTCCAAACGAAGGTATCGTTTTTGTTTATGGGGGTAATACCTATAAATTAACCGGAGCATTTGCACCATTAAACCAAATTTTAGGTATTTTTAAATACGGAAGATAATCGTTTTATTTAATTTGATATACTTATATATACAAATATATCAAACGTAATATGGCAAGAGAATTTAATAAAAAATTTATGCATCCAACTCGTAGGAAGTTGGTTGATATGGTAATGCATGGTGCTGAATATGAAAAGGATTCATTTATTTCATTTTCTGGTGCAGATAAAGAAATTGTAAAACGTAAAGTTGGTGAAAAATGGACTGATGAAAATGGTAGGTCTTGGGAACAAACCGAAGGTGGTAGAATAGAATTTTCAGAATTAGGTGATATAATGGCCGAAACAAGAGCTTACTTAGATAAGTTAAATACTTGTAAATCTGATAATTGTAAAACAATCAAAATAGGTAGGGTTGATAAAAAAATGATATCTAAAACTGGATATTGTTTACACTGTCTTACTATAAGAGAAGCTGAAATAAAATATGATGGCTTGTGGGAAGCATATGAAGATTATAAAATATTTTCTAATATGATTGCGTATGGTAACGATGTGGTGGCTCAATTCAAACAAGCATACAACGATGCTAAACAAACATACGAAGTAGTCCAAGAAGATGGCAAGATTGAAACTTGGAATATGGAAAGAGATGTGGAAGAACTTAAAGCAGAAATCCTTTTGGAAATTGTTAAGTTCGAAGGTGAAATTGAACAGGCTACTAAATTAAGAAATGCTGCTTACGAAAAATTAAAAGATAAAAATTACGATTTAGTAAGACCTCTTAACGATTAATATGAGCACAGGCATAACACAAAAAAAGTCCTTAAAGGAAATAATATCCGATGAATACAAAAAGTGTGCGGTAGACCCGATTCACTTTATGAAAAAGTATTGTATGATTCAGCATCCGGTAAGAGGTAAGATACCTTTTCAACTTTTCCCATTTCAGGAAAAAACTCTAACTGAATTTGCTGCTAATCGTTTTAATATAGTGTTAAAATCCAGACAAACTGGTATTTCTACTCTTTGTGCCGGCTTTGCACTTTGGAAAATGCTATTTAATAGTGATTTTAACGTATTGGTTATTGCAACAAAACAAGATGTAGCAAAAAACTTAGTAACCAAAGTAAGGGTAATGCATGAATTATTACCTAGTTGGTTAAAAGGTGGTTCTTTAGAAGATAACAAACTTTCCCTTCGTTTAAATAATGGTTCTCAAATTAAAGCAATTGCATCTTCTCCTGATGCGGGACGTTCTGAAGCATTATCACTTCTAATATTTGATGAGGCCGCTTTCATTGATGATATTGATGAGATTTGGGTGGCAGCACAATCTACTCTTTCAACGGGTGGTGCGTGTGTTGCGTTATCTACTCCAAATGGTGTGGGTAACTGGTTTCATAAAACTTGGATAGGAGCAGAAGATGGTACAAATCCATTTAGTACAATTAAATTACATTGGACAGTTCATCCTGAAAGAGACCAAAAATGGAGAGATGAACAAGAGAAATTATTAGGAGTAAAAAAAGCAGCACAAGAATGTGATTGTGATTTCGTATCTTCGGGTGATACTGTTATTGATCCTGAACTTCTTATGTTTTATAAAGAAACATATTGTAAGGACCCAATTGAAAAGACTGGATTCGATGGAAACCTTTGGAGATGGGAATATCCATCGGCAAATGGTTCGTATATGGTTGTAGCGGACGTTGCCAGAGGTGATGGTAGTGACTATTCTGCGTGTCATGTAATAGATGTAACTAATGCAACGCAAGTGGCAGAATATAGAGGTAAAGTTGATACAAAAGATTTTGGAAATTTCTTAGTCAATCTTTCAACCGAATATAATGATGCATTACTTGTGGTAGAGAACTCAAACATTGGTTGGGCGTGTATCCAACAATGTATAGATAGAGATTATAAAAACTTATTCTATATGAGTAAGGATTTAAAATATGTAGATGTTGAACATCAGATGAAAAACAAATACAGAGCAGATGAAAAACAAATGGTAGCGGGATTTTCGACAACATCTAAAACCCGTCCACTTATTATTTCTAAATTGGATGAATATTTTAGAGAGAAATCAGTAATCATTCGTTCCAATCGTTTAATAGATGAGTTATTTACTTTTATATTTATGAATGGTAGAGCTGAAGCTATGAAAAGTTATAATGATGACTTAACAATGGCACTATGTATTGGGTTGTGGGTTAGAGATACTGCACTTCGTTTAAGACAAGAAGGAATAGACCTTACTAAAAGAACTTTAGGTGGTATAAGTTCTAATCAACAATACGAAGGAGTATATGGAGGAAACAATATGGATGATAACCCTTGGAAAATGAAAATTGGAGATGATATTGAAGACTTAACACAATGGTTGTAAAAAATGTAGTGTTTTGATAATTTACGATATTTATGATATATGTCAAAATAAAATAAAATGATTAAACTTACAAATATCTTAAATGAAGATGAATATGTAGATAATGCATATTCTTTGGGTGATACTCCACAAGACAATCCAATTGATGATTATGATGAATTGGATGTTGAGCAAGAAGATATGGATGATTTCATAAACTTCTTAAAAGGGTATTCAACACAATTGGAAGAAGCAAATTGTAATTGTGTATATGAAGCCGAATATCAGGGTAGAGATGTTAAGTTAGGTAAACCAACACAAGGTGATGTTAAGAAGTTTAAAGTTTATGTTAAAAACCCAAAAACAGGAAAGATAATTAAAGTAAACTTTGGACAAAAGGGGATGAACATTAAAAAAAATAACCCAGGAAAGAGAGCAAACTTTAGAGCAAGACACAATTGTGATAATCCAGGTCCTAGAACAAAAGCAAGATATTGGTCTTGTAGAAAATGGTAAAATAAATTATGGCAGAACAAGAATTAGATGATAGAAGTTTCTTTGGTAGGTTAAAGAAATTATTTTCAACAAAAGCAATTGTAACCGTTGATAAAGATGGTAATCGTAAAGTTGTCGATACTGAAGAACGTCAATCAAGCACAAACTTTGTAAATCTTAAAGATAGATATACTAAGTTACAAAGGTCTTATTATGAAAATAATCAAGGAGCTCAATCAATGGCATATCATCAAGTTCGTAGAGAACTTTTTAGAGATTACGATGCTATGGATTCAGACCCAATCATTGGTTCAGCGCTTGATATATACGCAGATGAATCTACAACTAAAAATGAATATGGTGATGTTCTTCAAATTAAATCTACAAATGAAAATGTAAAAGATATGTTACATAATTTATTCTATGATATAATGAACATAGAATTTAATTTGTGGCCTTGGATTAGAAATTTAGTAAAATACGGTGATGCTTTCTTAGCATTAGAAATTATGCCTGGTAAAGGTATTGTTAATGTTGCTCCACATTCAATCTATAATGTAGAAAGATTAGAAGGTAGTGACCCTAATAATCCAGATTATGTAAAGTATAAGGTTGAAATGGACCGTTTTGGTAAAAAAGAATATGAGCAATATGAAATGGCTCACTTTAGAATGTTATCTGATACAAACTTTCTACCATATGGTAAATCAATGGTAGAGGGAGCTAGAAGAATTTGGAAGCAATTATCGTTAATGGAAGATGCGATGTTAATCCATCGTATTATGAGAGCACCTGAAAAGAGAGTATTTAAAATTGATATAGGTAATATTCCACCACAAGAAGTAGATAACTATATGCAGAAGATTATTAATAAAATGAAAAAAACTCCATTTGTTAATAAAGATACCGGTGATTATAACTTAAAATACAACATACAAAACCTTACTGAAGATTTTTTCCTACCTGTACGTGGTAGTGATAGTGGAACAACTATTGATAACTTACAAGGTTTAGAATACGCAGCTATTGAAGATATTGATTACTTAAAGAATAAATTATTTGCAGCATTAAGAGTACCAAAGGCTTACTTATCATATGATGAGAACGTTAATGGTAAAGCTACTTTGGCGGCAGAAGATGTTCGTTTTGCAAGAACTATTGAAAGAATTCAAAGAACAGTTGTTAGTGAATTAACTAAAATAGCAATTGTACATTTAGCAGCTCAAGGTATTGATGATTCCGAAATGACTAATTTTGAATTAACTTTAACTAATGCATCTACAATCTATGAGCAAGAGAAGGTTAATTTGTGGTCTGAAAAAGTAAGATTGGCATCCGATGTAAAAGCACTTAATATGTTATCTTCGGATTGGGCTTATCACAATGTATTCGGATTATCAGAAGATGAGGTGAATATTGAAAGAGCTAAAGTAGTTTTAGACCTTAAAGATAGATTTAGATATAATTCAATTGAACAACAAGGACAAGACCCAGCAAATCCACCAGAACAACAAAATGTGGAAGAAGAAATCAGTAAATTAAAAACTGAAATTGAATTAAACAGAGGAATTGGTAGACCTAGAGAAGGTAATACATATGGTAAAGATAAACATCCATATGGTAGAGACCCATTAGGTAATAAAGAAAATGAGAAAGAGAGAAAAAGAGAGGATAGAGTATTAAATACAAACGCTAAGAAGCTAGCAAGGGAATATATAAATGGAATTTCATCAAAAAAACAAGTTTTAATTGAAAAAGCGGGTATGCTTGATGAAAAAAATCTATTAGATGATACTAAAATTTAATAAAGAAAAATTTGTTTATATTTATATGTGTTAGTTTATAGGGTAGAATAAATATAGGGTAAGTAAATGAAAAAAATAAAACATTCCAAATTTAAGAATACTGGAGTGTTATTTGAATTATTAGTAAGACAAATAACATTAGAAGTACTTAATGGCGACAAAACTGAAAATGCAAAGAATATCTTAAGAGAATTCTTTTCTCCAAATACGGAGTTAAATAGAGAATTACGTCTTTATGATATATTGTTAAAAGAAAAGTATAGTTCTGAAACAAAAGCCGATAGATTGGTAGAAACCGTATGTGATGCGCATAATAAACTAAACCACGTTGCACTTTCTAAAGAAAAATTCAATCTTATTAAAGAAATTTCAGAAAAATTTGAAATTGAACAATTTTTAGCATCTCCTATTTCTAATTATAAAACATTAGCATCTATATATAAAGTATTTGAATCTAAAAGAGTAGATGGATATGATATTAAAGATATATTTAATTCAAAGATTACCCTAATCGAAAACATTACATCAAAGCCCGCTCAAAAAACCCAACCAACTGATGAAAAAAGGTTGATTGAAACTTATAAACAACAAGATAAAGACCTTAGATTACTTACCTATAAGATTCTAGTAGAAACTTTTAATAAAAAATATACAAACTTAGATGATTCTCAAAAGAATTTGTTGAAAGAGTATATAAATAACATTTCAAATACTACTAAATTTATAGATTATGTTGGAAAAGAATTACCAAACATAATTGCAGAATTAAATATTATTAAATCAAAACTAAAAGATAGAGTTACACAGATTAAATTATCAGAAACTATTTCTCTTTTAGAAAAAATGAAAATTGGAAAAACTGTATCTGATTCTCAAGTTTCATCTATTATGCTTTCTTATGAGCTAATTAAAGAACTTAAATCTAAAGTAAAATAATGGAAGCAAGATTAAAAGAAGCAATTCGTAAATACGTTAGAGAAAGAAACATTCAAAAAACTTTGGATGAAATGTCTGTAACAGCTAATGTTGCTGGATATGATACTCCAAACGCATTTTCAAAACCAGGACAAACTGCTAAGAAAAACAAAAGATTGGCAAATATAACCGGTGGTGAAGTTGTTGATGATTTAGAGGAAGTAAAGATATTAAATCTAAAGCAAGAAAAAGAAAAACCAACAGCAGCTAAAAAAGAACCAGGTGCGGAAATTGCAGTTATTAGTGGTATGGAATTAGCGGAAAAAAATTTACATTTAGCTGAAAATCGTTGGGTAGCATTAAAAAAAGAAGATGGTTCTGCAAAATCTAAAATAGGTAAAGGTATAACATCTATCAAACAACAATTGGGTGAAGTTGAAAAATTTGTTAATTGGTATTCAAAGTTAAAGACTGAGAATGGTGTTACTAAAGATGATTACTATAAAAGAACACATAAAAGTTTACATAAAATCAAAGAAAGGTTAATGAATCTTTCAGAAAAAATTAGAAATTTATAATATGCCAGCAGTATCAAAAGCACAACAACGATTTATGGGTATGGTTCATGCAGCTCAAAAGGGTGATATGGAAAACCCATCACCTGAAGTACAAAAAGCAGCAGATTCAATATCCGATAAAGATGCTAAAGATTATGCATCAACATCACATAAAGGTTTACCAAATAAAAAAGAAAATATGATAACTAGAAATAGATTAAAGGAAATCGTTAAAGAAGTAATGGTAGAAGAAGCAGAATACCAAGCGTTTTTTGCAAAAGCATTAGAAAAAGCTGGAAAGGGCATCAATGATATGAGTGATGATGAAAAGAAATCATTCTTTAATAAAATTGATTCCGCTTGGAATGGTAAAGGTGAAAAGAATGAAGAACTAACTGGTAATCAACATAAATTAGATGTTGATAAAGATGGTGATATTGGAAGTGATGATTTAGCAGATTTAAGAGCTGGTAAAAAAGTAGATGAAGCAACTACCTCATCTGCTCCGGGTGAGTGGGTAGCATACTTATCAATGACAAGAGGTAAAAAATTATTAAAAACTTTTGACACTGCTAGAGGTGCAAAACAATTTTTAAGTAAAAATGTGGATAAATTATTAGGTGGTGCTAATGTTGAGAGTGTGGGTATAATGACTAAAAAGCAATGGGATGAGAGAGAAGCCAAATACGCAATAGAATCAGTAAACGAAGATATTGCAACCGAATTACCAAAAGCAACAATACCATCTGCTGTTAAACAAAAAATGGATATAGCTATTGATAAAATCAAAGATGCAAAACTTAGTAATGTTCAAAAATTACAATTAGTAGCACAAGTGGTTGATAGTTTAGGTATTGATAAATCTCAATTAGGTACAATGGCTTCTAAAATTAGAAGTAAAATGGAATCAGTAAACGAAACAACAAGTGGTAAGGAAATAGAAACTTTAGAAAAACAACATCAGATGTTAGCAGCTAAAGGTTCTGCAATTATGGATAAACAAAGACAATTGATAAGGACTACGCTTGGTGGTAAATTTGAATTTCCGTGGGAAAATTATGATAAATGGCCAAATGAACTTAAAATGAAAGTTGCCAAACTTGATATGGAATTTGAAAAAAATAATGTAGAAGTTCAGAAGGCTTTTGAAAAACTTATGAAGGCAAAGGGTACTTGGAGATAACTTTTGTTAGTAAAATACAAAATTAAAAAGATAAGAATATAAAATGAAATCACTCTTAATAGAAACAAACCTATTCGAAGGTAAGGTACGAGAAGATGAAGGTGGAAGAACCCTTGTTAAAGGTGTTTTGCAAAGAGCTGGTGCCGAGAATCAAAATGGTAGAGTTTATCCAAAACCTATATTAGAAAGAGAAGCTAAGAAATACGAAACGTTTATTAAGGAACGTAGAGCATTAGGTGAATTAGACCATCCGGATTCTACTGTAATTAACTTAAAAAATGTTTCACACAACATTAGAGAAATATGGTGGGAAGGTGATGATTTATGTGGAACTGTTGAAGTTCTATCTACTCCATCTGGTAATATCCTTAAGGAATTATTGAAAGCCGGTATCCTATTGGGTATCTCATCAAGAGGTATGGGTTCAACTAAACCTTTGAGTGGAAATAAGGTTGAAGTATCCGAAGATTTTGAATTGATTGGTTGGGATTTTGTATCCAATCCATCTACACATGGTGCATTTATGGTACCTGTAAACGAATCTGTTAATAGAGGTTTACAACAAATAGGAACTGATGTTTGTGGTGAGTACTGTAAAGCACAGGATTTAATGAGAGAAATAATAACTGAAATAGCATAATAATGGCAAAGAATTTTGACATATACGATTTTGTACACAACAATAAGATAACCTTAAAAGTTGATGCACCAAAAGGAACTAAGGTATCTAAAGTATATAATGATATCCGTAAAACTAACTTGAAAGAAGTAAAGATAGTTAATGGTAAGTTCAGCTTAGCTGAAAATTTAGAAGATAGAAAATTATCAAACGAAGTTAAAAAACACTTCTTAGAAATTATTTCTACTTACAATACTTTTCAAGACCAAATGAAAAGAAAATCAGATATGAGTGAGGTAGCTGATACATTAGGTGCTATTGTTGAGGCTGCAAAAGAAATGACATTAAGAGAAAGTGGTGATTGGTTCGATAATGTGACCGTAAAAAGAAATATGCAAGAATTGGATAAATTGGGTAAATCATTTGATAAGTTTGCTGTTGAAGCAAAACAAATGGATGAGAGATTGCATTCTTTATATGAAGATATGGGACACATCTTAAATCGTTATTATGAGATTGCAGATATCAGTACCGATACAATGCACGAAAGATTAGGTAATAAAAAGAAATAATTATGATTAGTTTAGGTGGATTAGTATCACAAAAAGCATTTGGTAAATTTGAAATGGGTAAAGTAGTTTCTAATCCATTTGCAAACGCATTCATTAAAGAAGGTGATGGTGAAGACCACGAAGTTTCTATGGCAAATAATTCAATAGATACCATTATTAAAATGGCAACTGAATTAAAAGCTAAAATGGGTGAGGATGAAAAACAAATCCCAGCTTGGATTCAAGACCATATAGCTAAAGCAGAAAACTTAATTTCACAAGCATCTGGAAATTATCACGAATATGGAGATTCAAACGAAAATATTAACGAAGCACCTAAAAAATTAAAACATACTATTAGTAAAAAAGAATGGTCTAAAATTCCTAAATATAATAAACATATTGGAATGGATGGTGTTCATTATATTATGAAATATGATGATAAACTTGGAACATATTTACAAGGTGTAGAAATAGTAGATGAATCAATAAAAGAAGCATCACCTTGTTGGAAAGGATATAAGCAAGTTGGTATGAAAGATAAAGGTGGTAGACAAGTTCCAAATTGTGTACCTGAAGGAAAGGT